GGCATACGAGCCAATGGGCATGAGATAACTGCCAATAACGAAGTAGTTATTTGGTTCTGCTTCAACTGCGTGCAGAAGGTAAGACGGCATGAGGTGTGAAAATAAGACGGCTTATCCCACACGCCACAAAGCCGAAAGAGCCATGACCTTGATTTGGAAAAATCATTGGCTCAACAACAACCGTAAGAAGCCTTGTGCTACTTATCGGTGCAATATATGTAGCAAGTGGCACTTAACAAGTCAGCCACAAAGAAAGAAGCCACATGACCAAAGTATGTAAGGCTTGTCAGCAAGAGAAGCCATTGACCGAGTACCGTCTCACAACTAATCAAAAGCCATTGGCGAACTGTATTAGTTGTGATGATGAATACAAAAAAAGGTGGCACTACAACAGAGGCTTACCAATAAAGAAGTTTCTGTTTGAGTTTCTTTCTTCTAGTAAATGCAAGGATTGCGGTGAGTCAGACATCATGGTTTTAGAGTTTGACCACACCGAAGATAAGTCTTTTAATCTAGGCAAGTCGCACATGATTAAAGGACTAACAGTTGATGACCTTGCAAAAGAAGTAAGCAAGTGTGAGATTAGGTGTTCTAATTGCCATACTCGCAAGACACACATTGAACAACGCACATGGCGTTGGGAGATGAACGAAGCAAGTCTGCAAAAGAAGTTTGACAAAGCAGATTAAATGATAAAGGGGGATAGGTTGCCAAGTGCAATCTATCCCCCTTTTTTTGTTCTATTTGTTACTCGGTGGTAGGCTGACAGCATGGCTTACACCGTAGAACGCAAGGGGCGTTACACCGCCTATTACCGCAAAGACGGCAAGATAAAGTCTGTCGGTACTTATACATCTAGGGCTAAAGCGTTGAACGCTGGTCTGCTTGCCGAAGAAGGTGCAGAACATCTATTGCCCAATAATCAACTAACCTTTAACGATTACCTTGAACAACTCACGAACAACAAAGAGATTCGGGTCATTACCCGAAAGACATATATCACCCTTCTAAAGAAGTATGCCCTGCCTGTTCTCGGCGGTAAGCGCATATCTGCAATCACCAAGAAAGACATTAAGACCCTGCTAGATAATTTGGCAAGTGACGGGCTGAGTGCAAGCACCGTCTCCCACCTAAAGACTTCTTTAGGTTCTCTCTTTAGGCTCGCCGTTGATGATGAAGCGATAGCCACCAATCCCACCCACCGCATACGCATAGCCGTACCCAAGCCTGACCCGACCTACACGCTAGACCCGAAGGACTTTCAGAAGATACTAAAGAACTTACCCACCGAAGGTAGTCGTCTTTTGGCTAAGTTCCTTATTGCCTCTGGCTGCCGGTACGGAGAAGCAACAGAGTTACGAGTAAAAGACTTTAACTTTCAATCTAAAGAAGTTTATATTCGTAGAACAGTAAGTGATGTAGGCTCTAAATATCATTCCGAGGGAAAAAGATTCCTCGTTGTCAATGCCACAAAGAACGGCAATAAGCGCACCATAGTCGTATCAGAAGCCCTATTAGCAGAGATAAAAGCGTTTGTATCAGCAAAAGCCATAGCAAAAGAAGATTTGGTTTTCTCAAAGCAACACATAGAGAAGCCAAGTAAAATAGAAAGCTCTACCAAAAGCGTAGAGAAGCCTTACATGGTCGGAAGCAGAACATTCCGACATGGAACTACCTATTCGTACAATGTAGGTGGTTGCAGATGTAAAGCCTGTCAAGAAGCGGTTAGGGAATACCGCAATCACACAAGAAAGGACAAGAAGAAGGGCAAGGTAGAAAGCCTTAGCAAAAGCGAAAGCCTTAGCAAAAGTCACCTACCTCGTGACAAGTGGCGAGCCATTTGGAACGAAGCCATCAACAAGTCAGGTATTGGCTGGTATCCCACCACTCACGACCTTCGGCACGCAAACGCCACTCAGTTGTTAAAGAACGGTGTGGATGTGCATGAGGTCAAAGAGCGGTTAGGTCATCAGTCAATCGTAACGACGGAGAGGTATCTGCACCGTATCCGTCACCAGCAGTCAAAGGCGAGTGAACTCGTTAATGACTATTTGGAGTGATAAAACCAATGAATACAAAGCAAGCAATATCAAAAGCAAGAGTGATATTGGGAACTATCTCAATGTCAGCAATAGTCCTAGCAGTCGCTATTGGGGTGGCAACACCGGCAATAGCGCCAAGTAAAGCCGAAGCATTACAGGCTCTTGAAGCGCCATATCAAAACGCTACAACCCTGTCAGACACACAACTCGTGGGTCTGCTGAAGGCAGTTGGATTTCAGGGTCAAGCCTTGAAGTACGCTTGGGCGGTTGCAAAGAAAGAATCACATGGAAACCCTCTTGATTACAACGGTAATCGCAAGACGGGAGATAACTCCTTCGGTCTATTCCAAATCAACATGATTGGAAGCATGGGCCCTACAAGAAGGACTTACTACGGTTTGGCGTCTAACGCTGAATTGCTAAATCCTGTGACGAACGCTCGTGTGGCTTATCTAATGAGCAACGCTGGCAAAGATTGGGGCGCATGGAAGGGCGTACATACAACCGTGGTTCAAACATGGTTGAAGGCGTACCCATACAAAGCACCTACTCAGGTACACAAAGCAATAGCAAAAGCGAAGCCAAAGGTGAAAGCCTTAGCAAAAGCAAAGCAAAAGACGAAGCACTAGCAAAAGAAGGTAGCCCCCGCTTGACGGTGGGGGTTACCATTGCTAAACTCAGAAAAGAAGAGGGGAGGAACAATGGGCGCAAAGAAGAATCAACTAAAGATTAAGGCGGCATTGGAAGCACGAATCGCTGCTATGCCACAAGGCTCCGGTTACAAGAAGCCTGGAAGCATGAACAAGAAAAAGACAGGCTACGGTAAAGTAGCCCCGCTAAATAAGTAAGAAGCCTTAGAAGAAGCCCTGTGAAAGCAGGGCTTTTTCTTTATCATTAGGTCATGGCTTCTAACGCATCCCCCAGTGAAATTGCACACGCTAGTTCCGTAGGCAATAAGACCCAACTTCCTAATGGCGACACCATGCACACCGCTCGCCACCCAAACTCAATAGACCATGTAATCCGAGTTACCTCTCGTAACGGCAAGGTTATGTCTGCAACAGTTCACCATGAACCTATCTCTACGGTTATCATGCGTAAAAAGAAGATTGAAGGCGAAGCAAAAGCAAAAGCCGATAAGTCAAAGGCAAACCGAGCAGCTCAGCTAGAGAAGAAGCGTGCTCGTTCAGCAGCAGCTAACAACCAAAACAAGAAGAACAAGTAAAGCCTTAGCAAAAGATAAAGCCCCCTGCAAAAGTAGGGGGCTTCTTCTTTTGAGTCTTACTGATTGTCTTTAATCAACTTTACTTCACACGCATCGGTGGTGCAGTAAGCCTCACCAACAGCATCAGCCGCCATACCAGCATAAACACCAGCGAAGTCAATAGGGAAGAGACTCATGGTTGCTTCCTCATACTCACCAGCAGTGATTTGTGTGTATGGCATCTGTGGGTAGACCTGATTGCCCATAGGCAAGAAACTAATCGTCTTTAACTGACCGTCGTACATGTGAAGGACAGACTCAATGCTCTCTGCTTCCTTCTCAGCATCAAAGGTCACCGTGACAGATACAGAGTTGTCTGACCAGTAGCGTTGAGCAGCAGCAGCAAGGGCTACCTTCTCATAGATACTGACTTCCTTCTCTGCTCTCTTAGCATTGGTCTCTACTGGAAAGAAAACAACACTCGTAGTTTCGGGCGATTCATTTGCAGGTTCTACACGATAGTTAGCCATCTTGAACAAAGGCAACATAGGGTCAGAGTTGCTAAAGCGGATTGCACGAAGGAAGTGCTTACCGCCAGAAGCCCAGTGAACACCGGGAGATTCGCCAGCAAGGATAGAGACTGTTCCCGAAGGCTTAACGGTTGTGGTCTTAATAGACTCACGAATACCAAGCCACTCTGAGTATGTAACATCGTGACCCTTGATGACCTTGTAGCCTTCATCCATCCATGTACGAAGTTCAGACCAGCCATTGTTATCTGCAAAGTTCGCTACACCAGAGATTGAAGTTCCAATACGGCGATTGCGTTGCATGATGGCGTTGGTCTCTTGCCAATGGGTAGGGATAAGAGTCACGGTCTTGGCATAAAGATAAGCAAACTTTAAGGTGCGCTTGAAATCTTCCAAGTTCTCGTGACGATTGAGGTAGGTCTCAACCAATGTGCAACATTCATAGGATTCCAATGACTGTTCTGCACAAGGGTTGTAGCCAGCAATACGCCAGTCCTTGTTGTTGATTGGGTCAGCAAGGCGACCATACTGACGAGAGACATCCATCCAAATAACTCCGGGCTCACCGTTGCGTGAGATTCCGTCAATGATTGCTGATAGGTCTTGACCAACAGCAACTTCTACAGAGTTGTTAGACATCCAACCATGAGCCATACGCTCTGGGTACTTTTCGTAGTTCTTTAGGTTGAGGAAGTCCTCATCGTCTAGGCGACCCATAAGAAGCTCTGCTGAACGGCGAACATTGCCTGAGACAACACAGACACCAATAACGTTGCCAATGTCTGCGATATCACGGCGAGTAAGCTTTCCACCAGCACGACCAGAGAACATATTGTTCAAGAAGTCGTGCAACTTCTCTAGAGGCTCATGTCCTGCTGCGGTTCCTCCAAAGGTCTTAATCGGAGCGCCTGCTGGTCGGATGAGCGAGTAGTCAAAGACAGGCTTCTTCGTATCTGGCTTAAGGTAAGCATTGATGAGGGAGGCTGTTGATTCCACCCACCCTTCTCGGGTGTCTGGGATTTCATAGGTATAAGTTTCTTTTGGTTCATAGATAGTAAAGTCCTTATCTGCGCCCTTATCATCAAAGCCCACGCCCACTCCAAGCATTGAGGCTTCCATGAGGAAGGCAAACGGTTTAGCGGGGTCAGTCTTAGTCATTGAGCCAGTAGAGACGAAAGCACAATTCTGTAGGGCAGCCGAGTTGCGTTGTTCATTGACCAAAGGTGTACCCATCACCCAT